GCGGTCTTGTCAGTAGCAAGAACCGTGTTCAGAAGCTGTTGCTCAGCCGTGGGCGGAGCTTGTATCTGTTGCTGGGGTACTGGCGTGGGCGGGGCTTGTATCTGTTGCTGGGGTACTGGCGTAGGAACGTCAGCAATGCCTTCCTTGACTTCATCCTTCGCACCCTCGTCAAGGTGACGGCGCATGTCGTTACGGGGCGGGAGACTCTTCGGGCTGGTCTTTTGCTCGATGTCGGCGGTGCGTACAAAGTAGTCTGGGTTGACTGCACCATTGACACGACGTGCGATGTCCTTAACATCTACCTGCGACCCCTTCTTGTGACCTACAATAAGTGTGATACCTTCGCTGGCTCCGAGAGATGAGAGCTTCTGTGTGGCTCTATGAATAGTGTATCCAGCCATCTCCAACGCTTCAGCCGATGCCTTCACAACGGTGCTTATGGAAGGAGCGAACTCCTTGTCCACTGCACAAGAGAGGCGGAGCTTGACGGATGAAGTTGTCATCTGACGCAACTGTTCGAGAGGGTCAGGTACCATACCCGGCTGCATCGGTTGTTGCACAGGCTGACCCGGAGGCGTAGGTTGACCCGGCTGCTGTTGCTGTTGACCCGTCTGTGTCTCCATACCGGTCTGCTGCTGACCCTGAGGTAGCTGGGGCAGCGTGCCGGGGGGTGGTTGTAGGTCTTTCTGTGCAGGAGCAATGGTAGTGGACTCAGCAGACTGCGAACGCTGCTCTGGGGTCATGTGTGCGACACCCGGAGTTGCGTTGGGATTGGTAACCGGGGGGGTTACACCATAGGGTGTGCTGGTGCCATAGGACTGGGTAACGGCTATCTTACCTCCCACTCGGCTCACAGCGAAGTCCTCATCGCCTTCCTTGAAGAAGGTAGCGTCTTCTATCTCATTCTCTACGGGCTGCACCAACTCATGAACGGGAGACGCAGTGTGGATGCCACAGTCACCGGCCCGAGGGTCTTTCCTCTTCTTAGCATCGTAGGATGCATATACAAAATTATTGGGGATTCCAATCATGGATGAGGCTGGGATTGTAGGAGAATCCAAAGCACCCTGCTCCTGCTCTGTACCCTTCCCCATCATCTTGCCGTTCTGCGTGGTAAAGTCTGGGTCGGAGTGGTGCTGATGAGTCGCGTAATCTTCATCTGCGATTTGCTCAAGTAGAGCGTCAAGGGCGGTCTTGCTTGAGGCAAGGCGAATACCCAGCTTACTAGCTGACTCAATAATCTGCTTGTACTTGTGGTCGCCAAGAAAGTCAGGCTCGTTCAGCTTCTTGCGTACTATCTCTTTGAATTGGGGACGTTCCTTCCACTCATTGAACACACCACCGTTAGAAGGCGTAACGATGCTGAAGCCTTCCCTATTCGGGTTGCCTTCAGGGTCGGTAACTTTGAACGCCTTCCCGTACAACAAGTCGAAGTCGAGGGGAGTACGTGCGTCTTTTTGGAGAAGGGGATTCTTGGGCTTCACTTTATATGTCCTTCACTAGAGGAATAGGTAGTTGGTGTTTCCTCTTTGTTTCTTGCATCTTCGCCATTACATCAGGGCTAGAGGCCGGAGAGTTGCCGCCATAACGTAGCTGGTTAGTCTTGATACGTTTCTTCTCTATGTCGGGGCGACATGATGGGCTTAAGCCGCCAAATCGCTCTAGTATGGTCGCATTCTTCTTAGCTTGTAGTGTCAAATTGAGAATTGGGTTGGTTACCCCATACTTAGCCAGCATGGTGGTTTCTGCTTTTTGTTTTAACTCTGGGTCGGCGAAAGTACGTCTGTTTCTCCAGTGTGCCGAGCATTCGTAGAAGGTCTTTGAACAGCACGGCTTCTCATTATTTCCCAACAAGAACAGAGCTTGAGCACCACAACCATAGCCACAAGCTGCTTCCTTTTCAATCATCTTTACCTTCATGCTCTTCTTATGCTTACTGTAGGCTGAGCATGAACCTTGATGGTGTGAACAACAAGGGGTTTCCTTCTTACCTACAAGGAATTTGGCGGGGTTGAAGCAGCCGTACTCACACAGCAGCCTATCATCAGGAGAAATTGGGTGTACACGGGTCTTTGCCCCCTTGCGCCTACCCGTGTTACCTTTTTCTTTGGCTATACGTCCCGCACGACCGGGGTCAGAGAGTCCCTTATCATTGATGTATTTGAAACCTCCCTGACCCCCCTCATGGAGGTTGTAGCATAGTTGGTCTTGACAGGCCGATTGGAGGAGTTCTACCTCTTTAGCATATGCCTCGGATGCAAGGGAGAATTGGGTTATAACTTCTTTGGTAAAGTTATGGCGACCGTACTTCTTAACAGCGCGTTTGATGACAATACCAGAGCCAAGATAATCATCGTTGGGATTATTAGTCTCGTGAACCCCAAGGTAATACCGAGAGTTGAGAAGGTTGGTAATTTTGTAGACCGTAAAAACACTCATGCGACTCTCCAAGTATCAGTTACTTCTAACTAATACCCAGAAAGTCGCAAAGTTGATTCCACTATCAATAAATGGCTGATACCAGAATCAAATAACAGTAACTAGATTGAATACAGCAGGCTACGCCCGGTTGTATCTGATGTATTTAGGCCCGAATCAATAAATTCTCCGTAAACCGAACCTGCCACGTCAAAGATGTCTGTGACAAGGATGTTGCAGTTCTCCGTCACCGCCGCCGTCTCAATAGCGTAACCGGTTTGATAGCTCGACATCCAACATCCCTCAAATATCGTAGCTACGGCAAACAGGCCGGGGTTGCCAGTATTGTTCAAGCCGCCCTCGTTAGGAATGTCAGCAGTAATAGCCTGACCTACGTTAGGGTCTTCAGAGGCAAGCTGCGAGAAGACGATTTCCGTCTTGATGTCGAATGGCCACTTGTGATGACGGAGTGAGCGAACAGCACCAGATACCCCAGCCTTGTATCCGAGAACCTGCTGAAGGTTGGCGAGATACAGACAGGTACGGGTGATGGTCAAGCTCATAGGCTCGGTCACACCGGGCACGAGTTCGGCAACTTGGTCACCATACCCTAGACCACGGATAGTCTCGATATTCTTTGATTCCGAAATATCGAACGACGAAGTGACGCCAAGCTTCACGAACTTACCTACGTCTACAACGTCGGTGAAGATTTTAAATCGGGATGAAATCACCGATTCCGTTTGCGCTGTCGTTCCTTGCTGGTACACATACCCACCCTGTGCCATGTTTTTATCTCCTTAACCTTGTACTGCTTGCTCATATAAGGCAGCGGGTAGTTGCTTTTGTAAAAATAACCGTCTCCGCGCCCATCCATCTTTAATTGCTTGCCTATGTGTTCCGAATTATGTACACGCCGCAATCAAACCAAACCATACTTACTCTTCTTCATCTTCCCCTGCAACATTGAGCCCAAAGAGCAGGGAGGAACTCTTGGACGAATGAGGCTTGGTGCTGAAGAGAATACGCCCACACTCGGAACATTCATCGTTGCCTTTAACTGACTTTGGAGTCACATCCTTCTTGCACTTGGTGCAATACAACTCCTTTGAACTCTTCTTACCCTTGTTCTTTTCCTTGACTTCCAGTGCCTGCGCTTCGGCTTCTTCCTGCATCTTTTGCTTGTTCAACACCTTGGCAGCTTCGCCAAACATGTCGTATGCACGGTAGACCGATTCAACGGCTTCACGCACGGGGCGGGAGTCAAGAGTCTTGGTTACCTTCTTGATTTCGAGGTACAGAGCCTTGAGGTCATCGCCAGCCTTCTCAACCTTCTTAAGTGCAGTACCTGTGCTCATGTCCTCAGCGAACTTGGTGACAAGTTCAGTCGCGGGAATCTTGATGCCGGTGTTGTCGTCAATCTCCGCGTGGGCCTTGGCTACTTCAGGAGTGCGACCCCCGTCTTCAACGATGCTCCCGGTCTCGCCGTCGTTTACGAAAGAACCACCCTGATTGGAAGCTTCCTTCTTCTTGCCGTCCTCATCCTCTTCCTTCTTCTTACGCTTCATGTCATCGGCGAAAGGATTCTTGCGACGGTCAGCAGCAACATGGCTGTCTGCTTCCTCCTCTTCTTCCTCAGCACTGGCCAAGTTCAAGCCAGCGAATGAAGCGGCCATCGGCATAGGAGCAGCAGCCGCTGGAGCAGCAGCCGGTTCAGGGGCTTCCTGTTCAACAGGACGGTCAGCGATAATCTTGGCGATAGCACCAATAAACCGATTCGCTGCCTTGTCGTTCATGAGGTCTTCCGCAGTGGACAGAGCCTTCAGCATCTTAGCGAGAACATCGCTGGACAACTGCTGGATGTCTGCATCTGGATTAGAGGCGGCTGGTGCAGGAGCCTTGGCAGGTACAGCAACTGGAGCAGCCTTCTTGCCGTAGAACAACTCAGCCGTAATCTTTGAAGCGAGACGAGGAACTTCAGCCAGTACAGGCTCTTCCGGCTTTCCGTCAACGCGGTCGGAGACCCAGTTGTCGCTACCAGAAGCTTCCTTTACTTCTTTCGGTTCGCCATCGTTCTCCCTGTCCGTAACCCAGTTGTCACTGCCAGAGGCTGCGCGAGGAGCGGGAGTGAAAGTTTGCTCATTCTTCATTTCAACATTCCTATCGGGCGAGTTGCCCATGGTTTCTGAAGGTGTCCCGTCGCCTTTGAGCTTGGCAATCAAGTTCACATTCTCAGAAATTTTTGTCGCCATCTCTGGCATTACGGTGTCGTCCAAGTAATCTTCCAGAGAGGATGCACCTTCTTGCCGCATATCCAAGGGAGCCTTGTTCAGCACACTGGTTAGAAAACTGATGGCGTCATCAAGCTGTTCCAAACGCTCATCCTGTACATCGGCCTCCACAAGTTGCGAGACCAGCGATTCTGCTTCCTGCACCGCACTCTCCAAAGTCTGCTTGGATACAAGTACAGTTGCTTTCTTCGGCTGCTGCTTGCGACGAACTATCAATTTCGACGCCATGCTTACACCGTCACGTCTGGGATAGTGGGAACCAAGGTCTTACCACGGAGTGCAGAGAACGCCGCGATAATACGGCTGGTAACTACGTTCACCCAAGCTGCCGCTGCTTCACTTGGGTTAGTGGTGATACATGCCATCGGACCTTGAACTGGAGCGAGGTTGTACTGGTTCGGGTTCACTGCCGTTGGGAGTGCCAACATGAACTGAGCTTGCTGTGAAGAAAGCTGAGTTGTAACCCCTACATAGTTCTCCGTAGTGGGGAACTGAAAGGTAAAGATCGTGTTGTTGGGATCAGTGAAGGTACCTGCGATGTTGACCTCAGGGTCACCGAACGCAGCGATCAACGCCTTATCATTCGCGTCAGTCATGTCTCCCACGAAGGAGGCTTGAATGGTGACGCTAATAATACCGTTTGCTTGTGTGGTGACGGTATGCAGCTTCATCCTATATAACTCCAAGTGCATCGGGGGTGGATGAACTCCACCCCCATTTTGTTAGTTAGACGACGTTGCTGAAGTCGTCGTAACCGTGAAGGTGACGCTGATGTAGAGCAACGAGAACACCGGCTGGATGGTCATGGTGATGTTCACCGTGGTCGGATCAGACGGGTCAGGTATGACACTCAGGTTCTGGTAGCTTGCGAGAATCTCGTTCGCAACCAAGGAGCGGAGACGTGCGTTGCAGACCGCCGTGATGTCATTCACAAGACTGGTAACCAGCTTGCGACCAATGAACTGCTGAAGGTCAGAACGGAACAACTGACGGGTGTAGTCCACGATGGTAGTGCATGTCGGCTCCGAGTAGATGGGGTTCGACGGGTCGGTGGACTTGTAGTGGCGAATCTGGAGAGCCCCGCTCTGGTTGGTGAGAACCACGAGACCCTGTGACGCCATGTTGTTGAGCGTTGCATCGTCGTAGGTAACGAGGAGGCGAGTGAACCCAACCAAGTCCTGCAAGGTCAGAGTCGTCGCAACGTCGTTCGCCGGGTTGACTTCAAGACCAGCCATAGCAGCCGCCATGAATTCGCCGGAGATGGCGTACTCAAGAGCAACACCGGTCAAACCGTTGGTCACCTGAATACCAGCAACCGGCATACCGACGGCAATCATACGGGAGTTCTTCAAACCGGTCGCGTTCGCAATAGCCTGATAGGGCGAGGTGAACTGCGAGTAGCCGACGAAGCCGAGTGCCTCACCCTTGTAACGGGCAGTGGCCTGAGTGGTAAGCTGACGGCTCAAGAACTGATGAACAGTCGTGCTGGTGGACAGAGGAACAATGACGTTCGCCTTGCTGGTTTGACCCGGCAGGTTAGCAGTCAATGTACCAATGGCCGATATGAAGGAAGCGTCCGAAGCCACGGCGAGACCGGTCTGCTTAGGCACCTGAATAGCACCGAAGACCTGAGCACCGTTCTGGTTCAGAAGCGAGATACCCAGCGACAGACGGTTGGTGACATTTGGCTGACCATACTGGGTGTAAGCGTCGGCCACATTAGTGAAGAGTTTGATTGCCATATCTGTCACAGTCTTGTTGACCGTGAACGAAACATAGTAGAACTCTCCCACCGCAGGTTCATTACCCGAAGCATGATTGGTTGTGATGATAGCCGTGTCGCCAGTGTTCGCACCAAAGGTTGTGACAACCTCAGTCTGAAGCCCAGAGACGGCAATCAGGCTGTTAGGCTGTGCAGTACCAAACGGTACATAAGTGGAACCTGTATAGCGGACAGCAGCCTTGCTCACAACGTAGGTGAGAGTGTCGCCGGGGGCGAAGCTGTACTGAGGAGAAGGCAGCGACGTGTAACCATAGCCGAGAGCATCAGCCGGGTTCACAACGGTGACCTTGAAACCAGTGGCGGCATCAATGTAGGTCTGGTCGAGGTAGCCAACGCCAGCAGAGCCAGCACTCGCCGAGGAAGTCACGGTGTAACTGTGAGTGTAAGGTTGAGTGATTGCGTTGGCACCGTGGGCGAGATTGGCAGCAGCCGAAGAAGTTCCGATGGCATCGGAACCCGTACCAGCGGTCAAAGTTGCGGTGATGACACCAACAGTGACGGTGAGCGGGAACATCGCGACAAGCGAGTTCACATTACCTGTGCTGTGCAGGGTAATCGCGTTGCCAGAGATAGTCGGAGCAGCGTTGGTCGTGTTGTCGATGGCAATGGTAACCGCATTGCCAACCGACCCCGGAGTCGAAGCCAAGAAGTGAACGGTCGAAGCCGAGAACGTTTTGTCCAAGTAAGCCTGAATGGCCGGGGTGATAACCGTAGAGCCATCGTTGTTGAAGGTCAAGGTAACCGTCTCGTCAACCGCGTTTGGTTCGTCCCATGCATCTGAGAAAGAGTGCGGATAGACAATGCCCGTGGTTGCGAAAGCACCCGCAGCAACCGTGTTGGTTCCGTTGGAAACAACTGGTAGAACCTGACCGAGTTCGTTCTTCAAGGTGTAGGTGCCCTGCCCTGACTGAGCCGGGTTGACAACTGTCACCGTGTAGACGTGGTCGTTGATGGTGTTGCGGTAGTAGCTGGCATACACCTTCTGACCGGATGCTGGCGGATTGTACAAGGTGATAGTCGCCGAGTCGCCGGAGAGACGGGAAACTTGAACTGCGCCAGCCTGATAGGCGGTGAAGGGGTCAACCCCGACATACACGGTAACCTTTGTAGGGTCATCAGTAGGACGAGCCAAACCACTTCCGTCCGTGGGTACATCCGGGAGGGTGAAGGTGGCAGTGTTACCGTTGCCGTGGCCGGCGAACTGGAGGTACACATGCTCGTCAACCAGCGTGGTGGTAATCTGGGTCGGGCCGAACGGGGTGTAACCCGTGGTCGAAGTTCCAACCGCAGTCGATGCTGCGGCACCCCATTGGATGACAGGGTTGCCAGCGGCATCCGTGCTAAGCACGTAGTCCACGTCTTCGATGAAGTCTGCACGGTTAGGACCGAACCCAACCTGAGTGATGGTGGATACAGTGGTGGCCGGAAGCAGGTCGTAGGTGTTCTGGTAGTTGTTGGTGTAGTAGGTCGCAGTCAGAGTCGAGCCAAACACAACGGGGTTGGCCAGAGTGATGAGGCTATTAGCACCATCAACCGCTGTCACCGTGGCAGCGGAACCGTTCACGAGGACAGTGACATTGGCCGGATTTGTGGTGACCACTCCGCCGTTGGTACCGTCAACGATGGGGTTGTTCTTTACCTTGAAGATGGTGTTAGTGTTCGGACCTTCCCCACCAGATAAAGAGGCAGCACCTGTGACCGATAGAGCACCGGTACCGACCGGAGTCGCACCCACCAAGTAACCCGCCGAGAGGGTGAGAATACCAGCCTCGATGAGATTGTGAAGGTCAACCACCGTACGGATGGTGTTGTCGGACTTGCGGATGTTGATGACAATTGCGTTGGTGCCGTAGCCAGAGACCGCCAGAGCATCCACCACGCCCGGAGTCGGGGGCGACAGCAAGGTTGAATCGATAAGCTGGATGCTCACTTCGTTACCAACCGCACCCGGAAGGGTTGTGGTAACAACCTCGTGAGCCCCCCCGGCACCGGCAACAGTCAGAGAAGCGAAGGCTGGAATTTGAGCCGACAGATTCTCGTTAGAAATGAGGGTGTCCATGCGCTTGAAGTAGTAACTGACGTCAAAATTGGTTCCCGGAAGCACAATATCCTGAGTCTGGAAAGCACCAGTGGAGCCAACCAGCGAAACAACAGTGACAGGAACGCCATCAGCGGTGACCTGAATGAAGGAGGGGTCATTGGTAACCGTACCACTTCCATCACCCGTAACCACCGGGAAATAGGTGGTGTTAAAGTTGCTGGTCAAGCCAGTAACTTGGTCAGAAATGTTCTCATCCACAACTTGGTCATCGGCGACGGCTGAAGAGCCGCGATGAATCTCTTGGTTGTTCTGTGTGAAGTATTCGAGACCTTCACCAATGATTACCGGGATACGAGCGGAACCGAACAGCGGCTGACCACCGTTGTCTATCACCACACTTGTAAAAACGCCGGGAGCGGCGTAACTGCCAAAAAGTGCCATAAAGTAAATCTCCTTAAGCTGCTGCTTGTTCCCTACCCAAGATGTCAGTAGTCAATTTTTGTGCTTGATGTTGAAAAATAGTAGCCATAGAATAAAACCGCCTCATGACTTTCCTTTTTTCAAGACACCGCAATAATCGCTACTCATCCCGATTTACGGTTCTTTCAGGGACGGTTACTCCAACCAGCCGCCCTTCCTTAATTGGTCGGTATTCATCTCTTCCAGTGGCTGTCAAAGCCTGAGTGCCGGTTTTCCTGCGGACCCTATCCCGTGCTGTCTTCCGGTCGTGTATTTTGTTCCACCTTGTGTCCGCATCGCGCCCAATTACAATGTCGATACTTGCGCCCTTGCTCGTGTTTTTCCCATGAACAATGGCAAAGCTCGACTTCAATTTCGCTGTTACTCCGCACATAGGACAGGCGAACGTATCTGGAGCCTTACCAGTCGGGTGCTCTACGCTGAAAACTTGTCCACATCCACCCTCACTTTGCCAGCACTGGTAGTTATAGTCTTCGGTACTAATCGGTTCGTCGTATGTCAGTGCTGACATACAGAGAGGACATGGAGGAACTGGCTTTTGGAAACTAACCCCGAAGTCCAGATATTCGTACTCGAAATTACAAGGGACGCATTGATACATTTTCTTAGTGGGCACGGATGTCATCCTTTTAATCGGTTATGCTTACGGACAAACCTCATTCCCGATTGTGTTCTGCTATAACAGCAAGTGAAAGTCCACTTGCATATAGACCTTTGACCTGTGCTATTTTTCAGCCATGGATCAACTGTAGGACTGCACAAACTGGAACCTCGTGTTGCCAAGAGCCTGAACGCGAGGAGCCATCTGTAATTTCCCCTGAAAGTCAGGCAGACCCGCAGTGTCGGTGATTATGAAAGAAACAAGACGTGTGACTTTCGGTACGAACACCTTCCAGTCAGCCATGGCCGACACTGAAATGCTGTAAGTGTAGGTGGGGGCGGTCCCGGAACTATCGCGCTGTGCGCTGCGGAAAGAACGGGGAGCCTCGAAGATAGTAATGCCATCAGCTTCCATGTTCTCGCGGCGGTAGATAAGAATCTGCTGCTTGATAAGTTCGCTGAGGTCAGAAGATGTTTGAAGGTCGTTGGTGCGAACGTCAATCGTGAAGTTTAGGTTCTCCTTGGAACCGTACACATCATAAGTCTCAGTAGTCGTGGGGTTTACAATAATAGCCGCTTGGTCTCCTACCACAACAGAATCTCCGATTGCAATAGCCAGTCCGGGTATAGTATCCGTCCGCAAATTAGTAGTTGGATCAGTGACGAATTGAACCACGTTGCTCTTATCCAAGTAAGTGTCGTAGAAACCATTCAGGGAGAATTTTTTACCGCGACACGTAGTCTGACCGGAGGCGATGCGGACCTCCCAACGCACCCAGTCTCCCGGCTTCAACAGAGTTGGAAGAGTTACAGTACCATCAGCGTTAACAATGGCATTGTAATAGTCATTCTCGGTAGTGTGGATGAAGACCTGCCCCGGAGCCAGCGATTCAGTGGGGAGAACACCCACCTGAAGAATATTCTCGGGATTAGTGCCCACCGTTGTGCTGGGGTCAATCTTGCGGATGACGTTGGCCGTGATGGTGCTGCCCGGAGGAGCCGATGAACTAAGCTGAATGAAGTTGAGACCGAAGAAATTCCAGTCGATACCCTGACGAAGCTGGTAGCCCGTCTGGTCAACCAGAGTGAATGACACCCATGGCGGGAGTATGTTAGCGACCTCTGCACCGCCTACTGTGTTCTGAATGATGACCTCAGGTACCAGACGCTGGTACCAATAGTCGGTCATAGGTGTGAGGGGGTTGTTGTTCGAATCGTAGAGTTCAAGAGTCTGAGTGGGAACAAGCAGATACACATAATTGCTGGAGCCTTCGATGGCAACCGCGTTTCCTGTGGCTCCATCCTTGGCTGTGAGCGTAGTGCCGTCGATGCCGGGGCGGAGATAAACGAGGGAACCCACCGCGTTCGTGTAGTGCCCCTGCACCCAGCGATACTTTTCCACGGTAATGTCGATGTCGTTGGTTTCTTCGTTGACTGCATCAATGTTGAGATAGTAAACGCCAGCCTCTGGAGTCACGAGCGTTTTATCGGTCTCAGTAATCCACTCGATGAACGTGCCTTCCTTACCTTCTACTTTGGCGACCAAGGCTCTGCCGTACTGGTTGCACAGGAAGTAGTCGGGGCTCAAGCGGTTGCCTGATGCGGAGATGTCGCGAAGGGTAATCTGCGTGTCGCCGTACTTCAAAAAATTGTTGGATTGAAACGTAACTTGACCGAGTGTGTTATTGAAACGGGGGTTCCGAGAAACGGAATCCCTGATAATTCTGAGCAAATAGCCTATAAGGTTGGCACCAGTTAAGTCCAGCATAATCAGTTACTTAGCCCTTTCAATGAGTCACCTTGCCGTTTATTTTGTTGGTTACCTTGTAGATGAACACACACGCCTCTACAATAGGGTCTAAAAGTCCCAATCAGGAATCTCAACCGTCTGTCCGGCAAGTTTGTGCGTGGAGTCGTCAAGGAATTGAATCTTGCCATCGGTCACGAAGCTGTGGCACACACGGCAAAGGAAGGGATTTTTATCTTCCGGGTGCTCCTCGTTGTAAGTACACCAGCATGAGTCCGACTGATGACCGGGAGCATAGTGACCTGAGCGAACGAGGATGCTGGGAGTGAAAGTAGGCCGGTCTACATTGCGGTTCCATCCCCACTTGGGGTGTGTGTCGTCACCGTCTACCTTGATACCATGGTACTCTTCGCAACCCGGACACCAAAAGGAAACAAGACCTCCTTCCAGTGACCGTAACTTGTTGCTAAGAGCACCCATTTACCAACCACCTGTGCCGTCGTCTTTCTGGTAGTCGGTGATAGCGTCAGCCGAACCGACGCTATCCTTATCGACCATACGCACAAGCTGTGCAGAGTAGTCCACACCCGGAGGCGGTGGTGGTACTGTCTGGGTGATAGGTTCAATCCACTGGTGAATCGAACGGCGGATGTCCCACAGGCTGACGTGAGGCGTAGAGCGGGGGTACCAGCGGTTCTCAATCTCGATGTCATCATTGCTGGAGTACGACAGGATGTTCCATTCAGAACCTGCGTGGTCTTGGAAGACCGCACCGGGAATCATGTACGCAAAGAAGATTTCATCGCCTTCAATCGGCGAGAGGGGACTTGGCGACTGCATCGTGCCGGGGTTCGGCTTGAACTGCACGAACGTGGAGGTACGAGCGTCATTTGGGTCGCCCACAATTCCCTGTAGGGCGGAGTCCGAGTTGACCTCTTCATCCTCGCAGAGGATACGGGCTTGCTTTACTAGGGCGTCAAACATCGAAGCGTTCATATTTTTTCCTTCCAATTTTGAGAGTGTGGGTCTAAACCCACATTTTTCAGTTCCCCCCAAATACCGAGCAACGAAAGTAGCCTTCACGGTCGTTCCATTCCCGCCATTCGCATTCGCCACATTGCGTCGGACTGCTGGGGTTGATAATTATCTGGTGTACGAATGACATTGCTCTTCCCTCTAATTCTGTAATCAGGTAGTCGAAAAGTTATTTTCCTGTCATCAAGTTTGGATTCTGCCGAACGTTACCGTCCGACCAATAGGAATCTCCGCCTTGTTCTCCCATGGAGCCTTACCCGGCTGGGTCAGAGCGTTGAACAGAGGCTCACCGTCACCCTTGAGATTGTTCGGGTCTTCACCCTGAAGGTAGTTCTTGCCGACGACTGGATTGAATAGGGTGGGCATACCTGTGTTGATGGGAATGAGGTATCGAGTATCGCCCCAAGGCAGCAGGGACGTGTTGAAGTCCTGCTGTAATAGAATGCCACGCGGGGACTTATAGGTCACACCACTGATAACCAGACGCTCACCGTTACGACGGACGATGAGGTCACCGTCCTGCACGATGGGCGTGTTGGTAAGGTAACTACGACTCTCGCGGGTTGCCTTGATGCCACCACCCTCATCCAGTTCACGAGTGATAGCGGAGTCTGGCGGAACGTACGTGATGTCGTAGGGGCCAAAATATCCTCCGACGATACCAATCTCGAAGCAAATCTTGCAGCCAGTCTTGGCTTGACCTAATCCACCTTCAGACCCTCTGCAACCGCACAACTTACCCCGCGTTTTGCGAAATAAGATGTAGGCAGGCTCCCCTATCTGTTCGAACAGCCACTCGTTGCGGCGAACCATCTCTGCATACTCCCACGTCATCTGGTCAACTTCCTGCGTGTTGACAATCTTGGTGCCGGGGTGACCGGGCTTATGCAGTTCCTCGCCCACCGGTCCCAAAGGAACGATGCAATAGAAGGTGCGGGTCATACCGGTGTAGATGTCCACATAGTTGATGAGCTTGTTGTAGACGACCTTGAACTCCTTCACGCCGGAGTAGTCAGCCTTCCACACGACACCATTATTCACCGCAGCCAAGTCAGTGACGTAACCGCCCTGCTTCAACTGATTGTCCATGGGGAGCCACACGGTGCGGTCGAGACCTTGAACCTCAGCCGGGGTGAGGGCAACATCGTCTACGTACACTGTCACGTCCTGAGGACGAATAGAGACGAAGGGGCGTCCGGTCACGACATCAGCGTATGGAGTGTCGGGGATTCGGAAGCCCCACCTTCCCATGATTCCCTTGTCTACCCAGTCGGGCTCCTGAACAATGTACGTGACCTGCTGGAGAGCTACTTGATCCCGGTAGAAATGACCTGACCATGGATTAACATTTAGTTTGTGCCAGTTCACCGGGGCATCAAAGGCCCGGTAGATATTGTAGCCATGAGCAGCGTCGGGGTCGTCCTGCCACCAGAGGTCGCGGGAGCCGACGTAACTGGAGTTCATAACTATTAGGGTTTGAATCATACTATTTACCCTCGCTGAGGCGGATGACATCAATGGGAGTCACAGGAACTCTGTGCAAGTACCGCCATATTCGAACATCCTTAGCACTAGACAGGGAACCCGGTAGGAGTCGTTTGACCAAATCGAGGTCTTTCTTTATAAACTGGGTACCATGGATGCGGAGAACTATGGGGGCTCCCCCTGTTTTCCCCGCCTTGTTTTTGGCGAACCACTCAGCAACAGGTAGTGTGAAGTAGCTTCTTTCAACCAACCCCTCTCGAATAATCTCAGGCAGCACACTGTCGTCAGTTCCGTGATACAAGAACTCAGGAACTACGGACACCCCTTGTTTTAGAAACTTACTTTTCCAGTGCATATCGCTCCTACTAAGGTACTTGGGTAGTGCAAAAAGAGCAGTTCGGATTAATCAGACCACGATTGGTGTGCCAACGCACATGCTTGGCCTTTATAAGACTGCCGCTGGCAACACTAGCTGCGGCGGCTCTCTGCTTCGCTTCGCGAGAGCCTGACTTGCCTCCGAGGCTGTGAACTTCACGGGACATGCGGGTACGCATCTCCTCAGGGTGTTCGTCAGCCCACTTCCTACAAGCCTCGATACGAGTAGATTCATCTTGAAGGGCACGTTTGGTTTTTATTTTCTTCACTGAGTCTTCTGTGAGAAACGAGCCACCCTGCTCCTGTCTTGCTTGCTCAACAGCAGCTTTACGCTTCTCCTCTTGTTCAGCCGAACGCAGGAACACAGGGTTACCTACTTCCTTCAATTTGGCCTTGGTCTCTTCAGACATAGTGCCGGTGAACCCTTCTCCACCCCGGCAGATGTTGTAGCCGATTTCTGGATTGCGGGTGTCGTAAAGGGCGATGAGTAAACGTTCGAGTCGGTCTAGCTCTTCTTTGGTCTCGATACCCTCGAAAAGAGGCTCTATCGACCAAACCTCCTTGGGGTGCTTACGCATGGAGTTGAAGAGATGGGATGAACCTCTGTTTCGCTTTGCATGAGAAAATTTGTCTTGAAGGTACTTCTTCAAGTTATTGCCCTTATGCTGGCCGATGTAAATCTTCCCTGTGATTGAGTTAGTGATGGCATAGATGTACATGAAAATGGACTCCTCTTGTAGGAGTCCATAGTTGGGTTTCGATTTGTTATAAAACACAAATTATTGAAACTAAACAACTTATCGTCGTCAACCCAAAAGCCAACGCTGCTGTCTTAATCCTGCACTGAACGGTCTGTTCGCCGTAATCAGTGGAGCCCACTCATTGAACTCTTGGGAGTAGGTTTGACCTAGCGACTGGTAGAGGTTGGCCTTGTTGATGTCGAGGGACACACCGTTCAAGCTGTAGCTAAACTCATCCGCAGCCCAGCGTGCCCCTTCCTTGGTGAGGCAGGAAGACGCAGCACCGATGGCTGCACAACGTCCCCAGTCAATCGGGATGTTGTCCAGCGTCCAGCCGTACAGGTTCTTCACGTTCCATGTGTTGAGCTTGGAGATGGCAATATCCAGCATCCGAAGGATGGTGGAATCAAGCCAGATGTACCCCACGCGAGTGGTGTACCCGGCTACCACCTTACCCGGAGTGGGTGGGCGGAAATGGTAATTACGGTCGGGGTTCTCATCGCTAATCAATTCCCTGACGTACATGATGGCCGGAGCATACTTGCTGGTGGTCGTCTTCGCCGGGGCAAGAATCTGAGAGGGAGCTTCAAAGGAGTTCGAAGTCGGGTCAATGGTCTGAACCACGAAGTCTTCGGTTACCTGCTGCTCAGCGTTACCGGGGTACTGTACCATGTACCAGACTAGACGATACACACCCTGCCACGTTGTAGGGATGGTAAGGTTGATCCAGTACATGCCCTGAGACGCACGTATAGGTATCATGCGCGGCTGACCCACCAGCATAGCCCCTTCCGGGTTGTAGTCTACTGGGAGCGACTGAAGCTGTTGCTGGTCATAGTCATAGGCACCCCGAATCTTGATGGGCACCTGTGACGAAATCTGGAAGATGCTGAAGCTTATTTGTGCGGGGTCTACTAGCACACCAGTAGCGTCCCGAACGATAATGTTCAGGTTGCCTGTG